CTACGAGGTCATCATACAATCCTTGCTCATTAGGAATTGAACCGCCCTCTTTTAGCCATTCTTTCATCTCACCCCACATGTATGCTCGCATGTTGAGATACATATTGTTAGGCGATGCACCACCAAAGGCAACTAACCGCCATTTACGGCCCATTGACTTACCGATACTGTAAATACCAGTTCCGTACCCTTGGTCTATGAATACTGCATCAGCTTTATATTCATCCTCAAATTGTGCTATTAGGTTAGCCATACGCATATCATCGTCATTCTTTTCAATAGTTGCCAAGCACTTCATGGAATAGCCATTACGCATTACGATTTCTAATGTATCGCCACCAGTCCATGCAGGGTCTACACCGATAATTACAGGTAGATTGTTAAACTCCCCAACTCTATACATCCGCTTTTGTGCTTCATCCACGATTGATGCGGATATAAATTGTGTGTCCGATGCACTAGGAAATATCCCTCTTACACGCACTTTTACAAAGTCGCTATCCTCACCATGAATATCTACCCATTCTTGTAACTTCGCTTTGTTTGAGATTTTAACAGTACGGCTATCTATCTGATAGGTAGTCCAATATGCACGATGTTTTCTAAAACATTCTCTAAACCTACCACTATTACGTGTAGGGTTACCGAACACACACCATATAATTTCCGTTTCCTTATCCGTCAATGCACCCTCTGTTACTTCCCAAATCTTATCGGAAATAGCGGATGCTTCATCAAATATGATAAGTATTCTGTTACCTTGATTGTGCAAACCTGCGAATGCTTCTGGATTACTTTCGCTCCATGGAATAGCATCTATCCGCCATGTTTTCTCATACTGTTTATCAGCACTAAACAATGCGGTAGCAGTATAGGTGAACAATTCCTTGCCTATGAATAGGTTGTACCACTTGTTTAACTCAGCCCAAGTCTTAGACTTTAACTGTGTATCAGTATTAGCGGTTACTACCCCTCTTGTATTCTCATGTGTAGCAATAGCAAATAGAATTAACAATGAAGAAAAAGCGGACTTCCCAATACCATGACCTGATGCAACTGCAATTTGTATTGCCTTAGCTAATGACTTACCCTTGCGTAGTTCTTCGCCTATTTTTTTGAAAGTCTTTACTTGCCACTCATCAGGGCCATCAAAGTTTTCTAAAGGTGTTCCTTTTTCTCCCCAAGGGAATGCGAAATATACAAAGCCTAATGGATCATGCGTAAATGAACCCAACGCATCAATCAGTTGTGCCTTGTTGTACTTCATCTGATTTCACCCTTGCTTGTTTCATGCGGTCGGATATATCAATTTCTATTTCTGCATCAAGTTTTACCTTTTCAGTGAATAGCATGTGCCGTTTGCCCAACAACTCGGCTGCTTTCGTTCTATCTGCAATCGAGATATCCAAACCAAATGCATCTTTTTCTTCGCCATTCATAACCTTTGTTAGGTACTCCAACACTTCATCAGCAGTTGCGATTGTGTTTTTACTTCGCTTGTTCATGACTGCATCTATATATTGGCGCACGTTAACTTTTGTCAATAACTGACTACCCTTACTCCTCGCCGTCTTTTCTGAATATCCAGCAGTAATTGCACTTTGTGTTCCATTAGTGGTTTTAACGTATTCATCAGCGAATATGCGTTCTTTCTTAGTTAGTTTTTGTGCTAATTCATTTATACTCGCCAATGCTACTCACCACCTTTATATGTCTTAACTAAAAATAGCAGTACTTCATGTTGCTTAGTACTGCTATACTCACTTTCTTTCTTATAAAGTTGTCCTTGCTTGAACGTTTTCCCTTTCTTGTACTTATGAGGGAATGTCAGTTTGTATTCTTCCTCTGTGTACATTCGATTAACGATATACACCTTGCAAGGCTTATCGTATTTACTCCATGATTGCCTTACATCGACTACATACCGCCTGCCGTTCATTTGTAATGCTTTAAGCAGTTTCTTTATTGTTGGCTGATAATTCACATTAAGCACCACACAATACCGACTATAATCAATACACCGCACACAATGGCTAGACAATCAATAATGCTCAATACGTTATCATCTCTATGTTCAAACGCATATTTTGCTTTTGCCTGTAGGTCTTTATTGTCTAAATCTTGTGCAGCTTTTTTGAATAACGCTCTATCCTTAATGAATTGTTTAATCGCTTTAATCATTTTAGTACTTCACCACCTTTCCGTTTTAGCTTCCCATTAGATCGTACGCACAAACCGCATGTGCTTTTTCTTGCATTCCCCTGTGTAATGTATGTTTGGCATAATCCATCATATTCAATGACATTAGCCGTACATTTCCCTTTCTTGTTGTTAAGACATTTACTCTTACAACACAATATGTCAGTCATCATTTCTCCCCTTTTGATAACTTTATACAAAAAATGAGATATATCGCCGTGGATATACCTCATTATGTGATAGTTTTATTCATTTTCATTGTATATTCAAAACCAAAGTTATATAGTTAGCTATTCGCCAACACGAGTATATGAATTGTAATCACGGCTAGCACTCGCTAATTATCACTAACCAAGATACTCGGTTCTACAGAACGTATATAGCTTTAGTTTTCAGTATGCAATTGCACTCTCTAAACTAATACCGCCAGTTGTTTGTAGTATGTAACATTTTTTCGCTTAAGGTTTTATCTCATGAAACGTATAGTTGGTTGTTATTGCAATATTGGAACGGATTATATGTGCGGTATTAGTTTACAAAATGCAATATATGAGGTGCGGTGCAGTTAGAAAATAATATAGATTGTAATGACTTAGAAACAATACTCGTTGATTTTCAAATACAAAATATAAAACCGCACCTCAATTGCTATTTAGTTTTTAGAATTGCTCATTGGCAACTCTTACACCTTATATTCTACTATATGTTTTTAGGTGTTTATACTGACATTTACTGACATTTCATGACATTTACTGACATTTCAACTTACCTATTTCAATTAATGCTTTTTCTTTGTACCTCATAGCCTGTCTTTCGTTAAATTGGTTTTCAAAAACCGAATGTGCTTGTTTGGCTGACATTCCGAGCAAGTATTCATATCGTAACATTGTACCGCCTATTTCTTCTGTTAGGCTATTGATCGTGTTGATTACATCGCACTTGTACTCGCTCAATTCATCAATCCGTCTGCGTTGTTCTTTTTCTGTATCAATAAACCTTGCTACGCTATTTTCTAATCCACAAGGAACACCGCCACCACTCACTTTATCCTTGGAATAATCGATTGCACTAATCGATGTGATGTTACATCGTAGTTGTTCTATTTCTTTTGCAATCGACTTTATTTGTTCATCAACTGTCTTTACAGGCTCAAGGTATTTTCTAGCACTATTAATTAATCTTTTTTCACTTTTTGTCGGTTCATTCAAATATTACTCACCACCCAACATAACACCAGCACCAAAGATAATTAACACAATACCAATTATTGCCTGTATGTATAACATTCGCACACATCCCTCTTCAAACGTATCAAAGGCATCGCTTAAAATCACTGCTAAAACAGGTGAAACACCTAATATTATTCCAATTGTAATTAAATTTTCAGCCATATGTTTATACCTCTGCTAGTTTTGCATATTTCCACCCAAATGTATCGGTTTTATTTTTTACAGAAAATGAGGTTCTTCCGCCCATCCACGCACGCACCTCTCCATTTTTATAACTTGCAAAATAACTTTTCACCCATTCTTCATCACAATCATCTTTAACCAATATAGGTGTATCAACCGCCACCTTTGACCAATCAACAACACCTAAATATTCGCCAACATTAATTAGTTGGTCTTTCTCTTCAAAGCATGTAGATTGCACTGGAACACGTGGCGAAAACGGACATAAATAATCTCTTTCGTTAACAAAGAAAAACAGTGTATCATCTTCAATTTCTGCTTTTCTAAACCCTAAATCATACATGCGTTTAAACAGTTCATCTGTAAATGCTTTATCGTTCATGTTCCCACTCTCCTTTATCTTCATTCCATTTGTACCACTTCACGTTTTTTATAAACATTCCATTGTCTTGTAAATCATCTTGCATTTCACCAATACAAAATTCATCATCGCCGCTTTCACAAGCCAGTTGTTTTAGAAATCCAAACGCACTCTCCCATGTGTCATGCGGTGCTATGTAATAATCAGAATGTTCTGTATATCCGCTATAACCTAACATTTGTTATCCTCTTGTTTTTCTTTCCATCGTTTCAACGCATTGTTCCATTCTTCTTTACGGCTACTCTCAACATGATCAATATATTCATTAATCGCTCTTTTTCGTATATTTCTCGCATATTCCTCTAATGATATTCTTCTTTCTTTTAGTTCCAGAATACTCATCGTGATACCAACAACAACACCATTTATATGATATTCAGCAACTAAACAATTATATTCTCTTCTCATTATTGGCTTATATACATCATCGCCATGTATTATAGTTAAAGCGCAACATATACCATCCATTATTTCAGCCGTTGGTCTTTCTAAAAAATCTCTAAAAATATTCATATCAACCTCTTATGATAAGGCGGATATTTCACCGCCTGTATCTTATCCAACCAATACTTTTATTAAAATCACAAAACCAAATATTAAAACTACTAGCGATACACCCATGATCGCATTGAAGAATAACTCTTGTGCAAATTTAGTTGCTTTTTTCGTTTGTAGTTTTTCTACATCGCCTTTATATCTTCCTATTGGTGTACACATTTATTTACCAGCTTTCAATTCTTCAACTTCTGCTACTAATTGATTTACCAAATCTTCAAGTTGTTTGATTTTGCCTTTGTGGTTTAATTCGTATTCACTACCTTTACCAAGTCTAAAAGATACACCTGCGTTAATCATTTTGTTGGCCAATGTAGCACCCAAGCTAAACATTACATGCTCAGTTGGTGCATAGAACATACCGAGGGCTACATCATTTGCGTTTTTGTAGTGGCCGTATCCTACCGCAAATGTTAATTTATCATCAGAATTATAGCCTAGGTAGTGCAACGCACTTAGTGCAGCATTAGATGCACCAGCTTTTGCCACTTCATGCATCACGTTTGAGATTTGACCTACTGTGTTACGTTCTAAATCTGTAATGCGTGTTTCGTGGTTATTAATTCTATCCGTATTATTCAAAATGGCTTGGCTATTTTGCCCTACACGCTCGTTTGTAGCGGTTAGAGTGTTATTAATCGTTGTAAATCCGTTATCCACCTTAGAGGTCAAATTAGAGATATTCGTAGTATTTCGTGTTACTCGTTTATCTAAACAATTTACATCCTTTTGTAGTTTCGCAATGTGTGTGCCGTTTGTTTCAATCTCGTCATACGCTGCGAATAACTGACTGCCATTAACTGCATCTAAACTGCTTGGGTCTACACGGCCTGCACTTACATTGTGCAGTTGTCGATTGTAGTTACTAATTCCGCTATATGTATCGCTTTTCTTACTACCAAATGATACTACGCTATTAGGACTTTCACCTGCGAACACGTGAGTTACCCCATTTAATACAACTTGTCGAACACCTACAGGGTTATCCGTTTGACTGTTTGTGCCAATCGCAACGGAATTTTGAACAGGTGCTGATGCATTGTTGCCAATAACTACTGCATCAATACCACGCACTACACTGTGTGTGCCTACTGCTACTGCACCTTGACTGTCTACAGTATTGTTAGCACCTAATACAGTTTGTTCTTTATTGTTACCTACATAATTGTTATACCCAATTACGCTTGCTTGGTCTGCTTCAATTGTTCCGTTTCCACCGCCAATTACAACGCTATCATTTCCTGTTACTTTATTATCACGGCCAATTGCAATTGTATTTGTGCCTGTAACTACTGTATTTGCACCTACGGCTACAGAATTGTAACCGCTTACTACTGGTGCTTGTGTGTTAGGCTCTACAGGGCCTGTTACAACACCATTTGCAAACACATTGCCACCAATTACACCCATAATCATTGTTGCTAATACTAATTTATTCATGTTTGTTTTCTCCTTTTACTGTCTACTTCCCTGTACTACCGAACCCATTACTGCCTCTTTCCGTTTCATATAATCGGTCTGTTTCTTCTACCTCAGGCAATAATATTGGAACAATTAACAACTGTGCTATACGTTCGCCACGCTTAATTGTGTAATTCTTGCATGATACATTGTCATATACCGCACATATTTCCCCTGTATAGTCGCTGTCAATTACTCCCATGCTATTTGCCATTCGCAATGGTGTCTTATGCATGCTGCTGCGTGGTACTAACAATCCAACATGAAAGTCAGGTATCTGTATTGCTATTCCTAGCGGTATTTTTTTCTGTGTATCTGCCGGTACTGTAATATCGAATGGACAATATAGATCTAAACCAGCACTCCATTTACTACCTCGTGTAGGCAACTCAACATATTCATTTAATCTCTTTACTAACATTAATCCAATCACCCCATATTTTCGCTCTTGTTACTTGATTACTTGTTAAGTTCAATTCTTTCATGATTTGTCTGTTATTAAAACCTTGCTTACAAAGTGCAATAACATCATCAATCAATTTGAATTCGTCTTGTATTGTTCTCTTCTTAGGTAGTCCGCTACCTTTTCCACCGATAACCTTAATTGCCTCATTTGTATCAAGGTTTCCCCATACTACTGAAGCTAATGCTAACCAGTTTTTGCAGTTGTACGGAATACCATATGTTGATGTGTTAACTGCCATTACTCAATCCGCTTTCTTTATATATTTCAAACCAATCATCCGCCCTCATGGTGATTAACCATTTAGCATTATTTTTTCGATGTGCCACGATTGGCATCACGTTTTTATGTTCGCTATCATGAATTGCTTGTGCCATTGCTTTGTCGATATTTAATGCTTGCACACGCTTTACTTCGATATGGATATTAGGTAGTCCAACACAATCGCTGGCATCACCTGTATTTCCACAATACTGTTGCGTTCGTCTTACATCAAATCCATGTTCCTTGCATAGATTGGCAAATTCACGTTCTCCATCTGCACCTTTTCGTTTACTATTTACTTTCTTTTTCTTCTTTTCCACTGGCAATATGTATCACCTCTCTATATATTGTTCACATCGTTTTAAAATATCCTGTACTAACATCAACGGAATGTGTGATCTAGCATTGTATCGATTGATACCTTTAATATTCATACTTTCAAACTTAATTGTGTTTTTGATGTCATTTTTCAACAATTTCAAATTGATATTGCTACCAAACTTGGTAGGTTTCTTGATTGGATAATCATAATTGTTGTAATATGTTAGGTTTTCATACGGAATATCGAACCCTATTACATTTCCTATGTAGTCCCATATCCGCCCATATGCTGGGTTTTCAATCACAAATACTTTAGGTTGATAACGCTCAATGATTTTCAACGTGTTATAAATGCACATTTCACCATTGATACGTGTTAGAAATGACTTATCATATTTGAATTGATAATTTTCATAATCAATGTGATTTCTGATTGTGAATTTACTTCCTTGTTCGTACTCACCAAATAGATTGATAGTCATATCCTTTTCTTGCTTCCAGCAAGCGTTACCGCCTTTCATCGCACTTGCCACGCTCCAGCTTTCGCAAGGCGGACTAGCTAGAATAACATCAGGTCTATCTAGCTTGTCCAACTGCTCCCATAATGCGTTTGGTTTATGCAGCATATTAACTGCAAGGTCTTGGTTGATACACGCATCACCAATTCCTATTGATGTGATCGTGTGCTGCCCCCCCATATTCATGTTATATTCATCTACCGATTGACGATAACACCCATTGCCATCATCAAATAATCCCCAAATGTTCATTTAATAAATTCTTCCTATCAATTATTTCTAACCCCTTTGCCTTTAACTCTCTTTCCCATTGACCGATTTCTATAGGCTCTTTGTTTTGTTCTCTGCACTCATCTACATATAGTTTTCGCAACATCAAGAGTTCTCCTCTGTACAATCTCATATACTATTAACCCTCTTTTAATCAACTACAGTACATCCATATTTTGCTTTTCTAATCTTATGTCTAATTTTGATTACGTTACCCCTTACGTAATCTGATACACCGCTACGTTTAGCGTTGCATTTCGTTTCTTCCTCTTTCTTTCGTTTGTACATCCGATACATAGGGCATTTAACATGACATGCTATTTCTCGGAGTGTACATCCCTTACATGGTACTTTCATAATCAATACCACTATTAATCAACGTAATCACCAATACGATATGGTTTTGTTTCTTGTACAAC